TTCAGGCTCTAGATGAGAAATTGCAATCTAAATATATAGATTATTGCAATACCAATAATCAAAAAGTAAGCAATTCACTGCTATTCTGTTATCAGAGACATTTTACTATTGAGACTATTAGGATTAAAAATAATGGATGCTCTGAGACTATATAAATTAATTTATTAATAACTTAGTATATAATTAACTAATATCGGAGGGGTAAAAATGGAAATCACAAACAAAGATTTAGAACTAATAAAAGACTTGGTAGATGACTTGGGTTGGGAGCATCAAAGAATGTCATCAAGTGGACAAGAATCTTACGAAAAACTTTGCAAAGTTTTAGGTTGGAAATTTGAAGGAGAATAAAATGAAGATAAAAGACGACTATCAGGCATTTCTACAAGCTTTAAAACTCGCTGTATCAGCTCCAACAGAAGAAAAGAGCAATCAAGCCTTACAGCTCGCTCACAGCTTTGCTAGCAAGCTATCAGAAGTTGAAATAGAAAGAGCTAAAAAAGAAGCTGAATCTAATCCAGATCTATAAGTTCTAATCTAGTAACCATACCACTCGGAATAAAGGCTTCTCCTCGAACACCCTGCTCATTCTCAGCATATTCAAAAGCTAATGAAATTCCCTCTTTATCGTTCTTTAAAAGCCAGCCAGCAGTCACCTGCTGGGCAGGCTGGTGGTATGGTTCTGCTGTTGAATTGTCCGAGTGCTCAACAGCATCATCCCAGAAAACGACGCAGAGAGGGTATTTATAGCTTTTCTTCTTCATAATCTTCAGAGCTAATACCATTAATAGAGCCCTTTAACGATGTAGATTCTATTTTTTCTGGTTCTACAATGAGGTCTTTTAGTTCTTTCAGAGCCTCCAAATGCTGATTTTCAATGTTAATTGCTACCAATGGGGTTTTATTCTTGTCGCTCCATTTTTCGTTAAGCTGTCCTGCTATCCATTTACGAGTATCAATTTTCAATCGATTGGCATTGTAATTTGATTGATCACTACTATCGCTAATTTCTAAACAGCTCTCTGCCAAGAAATCCGCCTTTTCTTTCTGAGCTTCTTTATACTTCTGATGTCTATTTGGTTCTAGTTTTAGCCACTTATAAAAGGCTCTATTACCTACACCAAATTTCTTTTTTAATTGAGCTATGTTACCCCCCTGACTTATGAACTCAAAAATTGCGAACTCACCAGCCTTATCTAGTAACGCCATTTGCTTCCTTATAATCGGTTGACCTGCCATACTAAATAACCACCAACAGGGCAATCAGAAACACGATTAAGCATAATATAAATTTAGAATTATTTTCTTCCAATACCTAAATTCTCCAAGTCAGAATAACTAAGTGAGTCTTTATGAGTCTCACTCTTAGAGAGTGACGACTCATAACTATACCTATTGGTATAATATTGTTGTTTAATTGGTTTTTTCTTTTTCTGAACGATATAAATTTCTTCCATAGAGAAAAATATAAAATCACATTGAAGGCACTTTCTACGCCTTTTGATTTTAAACTTATCGTTTGGTCGACTCTCTAAAACCTTCGATTTGCTCTCTTTGCATTTAGGACACCAAATGGTACTACCTCCTCTATTATCGTTCCTTGTACACCCCTTTTTGGGCTTCTCGTTTAACTATACATGTTTGGTTTAACTTTACAATCATAATTTAATAGAGATTACGACTATTAAAGCTAATAACTGTATATTCGCCAAAAAAAGGAGTAGAGCTAAGATCGTGTGATACCAAATCCACCTATGACGATAAGCATTATCAACGCTTACTTCTTCATTCTCCATTTTGTTCGCTTACCTCTATAATCAGCCAATCTAAATATACTCGTGCCTTTAGTAAATCTTCTTCGCCATTCTTCTGCCTATACCGAAAAATATATTTCATGACATTTCCTCGGCAATAGCTCTCAAAGCCATGTGGTGTTGATTTAAGAGCGCTTTTAATCGCGTCTATACACTCGACCCCTTTTCCTTGATAGTGTTGTGGTTTATATACTTTATCCTTCATCTTTTAATCCTTTGTTAATTGTTCTGATCCACCAGACGAAATCAGCTTCTGTCAAGCCAGATTTAAGCTTATTGACTCCGAAACAAACAAGTCTTAGATTATATTTATGATAACCAACAGTGTTATCTATCCTATCAACAGAGACATTGAACAGATTTTTTTTACCTGGTTTACCTTTTGTTGTATCTCTTTTAGCTTGAAAAGTTTGGTGTTGCATATGTAAGCCTGTAACTGAACATATTCCTTTCTGTTCATACCACATATCAATTAAATCCTGAGGCTTAATCGACCAGTCAATCCCCTGCTTCGCCCTTGCTTGATATAACGACTTATATTTTTTCTTTAAGTATTTCTCAGGAGAGGTTATGTCTACCAATCGAAGCTCCCATCTTTATAAAACGACAATGTTTTAAAGTGTTGTTCAAATAGTTCATTAGCAGTTAAGACTCCTAATGATTGCAGATTGAAATCTTTGATCGGTTTTTGTAGGAATACATCTAAAGGCAATACACAAAACCAGTCTGATCTATCGAAACGATATAATAGAAGTGGAATGAGTTCCGTTCCCTCAACTGCCTTTACAGCTTGTGTCCACCACTCGGAACGAAAAGAGTACAAATTTCCTAATTTATAACGCTTAACTTCAACTGAAAGTCTTGCGGATTTTATTATAATATCTGCTCCAGAATCTCTGGTTTGCAATAAATTACGATTTAACTTTTCAGGGTAATATTTTTCTAATAACGAGATAGCCTCTAGTTCAGCCCTCTTACCTTTTTGTAATGATTTTCTAGACATGTTAATTATTTCTGTACAGCTATTGACAATATGGAATTAGGAGGTTAGGCTTGGCATCGCCTCTTCTAGCGAACAGCGAACACAAGCCTAATCCTTACCATAGTCACTATCTATCCTCCCATCTCTTTTTAAATTTAGGTTTTATTTTCAATTTCGTTGATCGTCTATCGCCTATTTTTTCTATATGTGGATGAGCCAAAATTTGGTGTCTTATTTCTTTGCATGAATCAGCATTTATATTTTCTCCATGCTGAACAATCAAATTATTTAAATCGAAGATTCCTATTGTTGAATTTAAAAAAGCTAATTCTTTGATTACTTCATTCACTACTTGGTAATTTTGATCGTAAGGTACAAATTGCATGCTATTAGGATCTAACTTTATGAGCTTATCGTTAGGCCAAGCCCCATTCCTTAATTGGAATTTAACCCTTACATGATCTTCTTCATCTATCATTAGCAAGCCAGAATCATACCAACCCTGGAATGCAGAAGCGCCTCTAATTGCTTCAAAATCGGCACTTGAAGCTCCAAGCTTCCTTGTGTGGTGTACTAGCACAAGGGCTGGAGGTACAAAGCCTAATTCCTTATAAGAGAAAAGGTTATTAAGTTTTTTAAAAAATTTAGTAACTTGGCTATTATCGCTTTCTGAGTCTCCATCAAAATAATTAGCAAAAGGATCAATTGCGACTAGACTAGGTTTAATCTTTTGTAATAATCTTTTAAGCCTTTTAATATTAAAATTGTTTAAATCAATATCGCCTCTATCTGTCCAAAAGAAGTTGTTGTCTAATAGTTGTTGTTTTTCTTCTTCTAAATTATCGTACATAGGTTTAAGTCTTGTACCAACATAAGAGCCTCGTATTTCTGCTTGTAACCAAAGCACTTTATGAGGTCTATCCCATTGCATATCGAGCCACTTACCACCATAAGCACAAGATGTTAGAGCCTCTAAAATAAATTGTGATTTGCCCACTTTAGGAGGGCCAATCACAAATAAACGAAACCCAGCAGCAATAAAGCCCTCACCAATAAACTCAGTTGGTTTTTCTTGTTCCATCTTAAAAGCATTTGCAATGGTCAAAGCTTTGATGGGTTCTTCATCTTCAGAACTACCAAAATCTTTCTCCCTGGCTCCAGCAATCATTTTTCTGACTTCTTCTATCGTTTGTTGATGCGAGTAGCCAGTTTGTGTGAATATCGTACAATCTTTTAATATCTGATTATCAGTACGCCCTTCTGCTACCCACCTAGCAATCGTCTTTAACACATGGGTATGCCAACTCTCATTGACTGGCATTGATATGACATTGTTTTCTGTTTTATCCTGGCCGTTATAAAACTGTTTTTCAATTAAACTAAGGTGTTTATGTGAAAGACTTGGTAAATCACTAAACAAATGAAAACTTTTATTATCGAGCCATTGAAACTGATAGCCCTCCCCTACAATGATCACAAAACCATTTTTATTTCTAATATCTAACCCTTTTGTAGATGCCTTAACCGAGACATCTAAATTCTGAAACTGATAATAAAGGTGACAGCCTCCATTACGAGTTTTGACTCGTAATGGGGTAAAAGGAAGATGTTCTTCTGCCCATATCTCAAGCTGATCGTTTTTATAAGTGTCTAAGTCAATTACTCCAAAATTCTTGCCTGTTAAAGCACCCCAATAAGCATTTGGGTACTGTATGAACCAATTGTGAATAATTTTAGAGTCTGGTTTTCGATCAATATACTTTTTCCAAGAAACTAATGGTCTTTTGTTAGCACCACATGGTATTAAATGGATATCGTGTTCCGTTGACAATTCTAGTAAAGATTCTAGAATCTCCTGCTTATTAACAGGATTGCTTAATATTTTTAATCCCATAAATCAGGTCGCAAATCAGATTTTTTAAGATTTGGGTAGTGTTTAACTACCTCTAACACTCTTTCTGCGGGAATCTTCTTCCTTTCCTTCCAGGCATAAATGCTCTTTCTACTAATGCCAATCTGTTTCGCTAGGCTTGAAACTTTAATTTCTTTCCAGATATGTTCAGGTGTCATTGTTGCTCCTATTAGCTTTCCTATACTTTGTATTGTTTAACCTTACAATAACCTTAAAGGTATCGAAACCTAGATCAAATTGCAAATGTATTGTAAAAGTTATTTTGTAAACTAATAGTTGACATGGTTTATTTAAATTAGTATTGTTTTCAGGAGTAACAGGAGTAACTGGAATAAAATACAATTAATATAGGGGTTATATATTATGACTAGAGATAAAATCTCACAACGGCTTAAACTGATGCGTCAGAATTTAGAGTACGAAAAAGATGGGAAATCTGCTAAAGGCCCAAGTGTTCGTGACTTAGCTGCTATGCTGACTGAGCATTTACAGAAAGAGCAAAAAAGACTGGCTAAAGCTAAAGAAGTCGATAGCTTTAAGACTGAAATTTCTCATAGCACTGTAGCTGCCTGGGAGAGTGGCGAGCAATTACCTCGCCTTTCATTGATAAGGCATATCGCTTCATTTTATGAAGCTGATCCTGTCTGGCTATTGACAGGCCGCGATTTCTTGCCCGAACCTGAGAGCGAGGAGTTCTTGATTGCCAATAAGTTAAAAATGCTAGATCCCTCTATAAAAGAGAGTATAGCTAATCTGATTGACAGCCATGTTGAGGGTAGTAAGCCAAAAAGAAAAAATAAATAAATAATAGCGGTATTTAGGAGCAAAGATGAATCTAAGACATCAGGGTAAAGATCTACAGGATTTTATAAGCAATAGCATCAATGATTTTTTAATATCCAATGAAAAAGGCATTAAGCCAGATTATTTAGTTCCTAAAGAAAAAACTATTCAAAAGCTCTGTAATTTATCATTTTATGTTTGTCCAGAAACAAAAAAATATTTACAAAGAAATTACATGCACAATCCAACAAGGTATGAATCCGAAATAGACACTCTCTATTGTTCTGAACGAAGGAAGATCATACACCAAAATTATACTGAAAAGGGTATTGGGAGCCAAGTCCAACACTTATGTGGCGACTTCTTCTTTATAACTTTAAATGATGTATTTTACTTTTATAAATATAAAGAGATCCAAAGTATTACAAAAATACCTAATTATTTAACCCAATATGCTAAAGAATTTGCAAAAAAAGAAGGTTGTTTTTTTGATCTAGTAACGGCAAATTGTAACTTCCACTTTACAGCACTTAAATCTAGTCAGTTAACATCTAAATTAAAAGCAAAACTGCATGAACATGACTGTTATCAACTGTCAGTGTTTAACGCCATTGATGGTCAATTTAAAAAAACCAGTGTTGCTCCAAACTCAGTACATAAGTTTTTAACAAAGCAATACAGAAATTTAATAGATAACATATCTACTCCAAACTATATTATTAATCAGGGTAATGAAGAATTACAAAGACGAATATATTATTCTGATGCTTTCTCAAATATCTTCAAAGATTATACTGAAGAGGATAAATTTCATGCTGCAATGAATAATGATGTTAGGGCTGAAATAATTGATTACAGTCGAGGATTTTATACTTTTCCTTATGTCAACACAAAGATTGGTATTAGAGATCGGCTAGGTATCATAAACATTATAAAATATGGTCGCGATATACATTTATCATTTATAGGCAATCACTTAGAAACTCTACAGAATGATTATATTTCTTATATGCGTAGCCAATGGAATTTCTTAGATTTGATTCAGCCAAAAAACAGCATAATGCAATATCATTGGTCAGACAAAATGAATATTAAAGAATATTTAGATTTTATTAGCTCAACAGATAAAACGATTCAAGAAAAGATCAATCTTTATAGGGAAATGATAGGTTCTGCTATAGTGCCTTACAAAAAGACGACTGACTTAATTGCTCTAATGACCAGTATTTCCAATCCAGCCAATAAAAATGGGCTACATAGCTATTTAGTAAGAAAAGGAATAGACCAAAAAATAGCAAAAGAGGAAAACAATGTCGTAGATTTTTTATTAAAGTTAAGGAAATCTAATAATAATTCCTTTTAAATTATAGCCTATCGTAATGTTTTAAAATACTTGTCTACTTTTACTTGACATAGATAATATAATTTAATAACCTCGAATTAAGTCATTAATTCGGGGTTTTTTTTAATGAGTGATTATCAAGAAGCAATAAGCAGGTTAGCTAAACAGCAAATTAATGTTATTGGTCCTCAAGCCTTCCCTTTTGAAAAAAAGTGGGTTTTAAAATCTCCTCGAAAATTATTGACCTATAAATATGAACATAGGGATCTTTATTTAGATTTAGAAGCATCAATATTAATCATAGGAGAAGAAAATGAAAGTAACTAAAGGATTACAAGAGAAGCCACCCCGCATCGTTCTTTCAGGAACGAACGGGGTTGGCAAGAGTACCTTTGCAAGCCAAATGCCAAAGCCTTTATTTTTAGATTTAGAGAAAGGTACAAACCATTTGGATGTTAATCGTGTTCAGAATTTATTTAATTATAGTGAAGTTTTAGATGTTATTCATGAGTTGCTAGATAAAAAAGAAGATAAATTTAAAACTTTAGTCATTGATAGTCTTGATTTCCTCGAAGCATTAATTCATAAATCAATCGTACAGCAATTCAACAAAAGAGAACCAGTAGAGGATATTTCTGATATTCCCTTTGGCAAAGGCTATAGCCATAGCCTTAGTGAGTTAAGAAAATTCTTAGGGCTGTTAGATCAATTGGTAGAAAAGAATAACATGATGATCTGCTTGATCTGTCATACACAAAACACCACAAAAAATGATCCTATGTTAGAACCCTACTCTTTCATTTCGTTAAAGCTACATCAAAAGGCATCAAGTCTAGTCAAAGAGTGGAGTGACTTTTTGCTATTTGCAAATTTCGATACAAGGACCATTCAAAGGGGAGAGGGGTTTAATAAAAAGACTATCGCAGTAGGAAGCGATAGTCGAATATTACACACCAGCGGTTCAACGAGTTTCGAAGCTAAATCGAGACGACCATTGACCGATGAGAACAATCGTCATCAGATTCCACTTAGTTATAACGCATTTAAAAAAGCTTATTCACAATCAAAAGTAGTCAAAAAGGAGAAAAAACATGTTGCCTAAATTTATACCTGTACCTGAACGAGAAATAGAGCTTAATCCTGGGGAGTTTCCACCACCTAAGATACTTAAACCTGGCACTTATAAAGTAATAGTTGAGAGAACTAAGATAATTAGTAAGGAAACTGGAACCACTATTCTATTAGCACTAAAAGAACCAGAACAAAATGCTGATATCACATCCTGGCTATCTATTTTTCGTAACGGAGAACAAGATGATATTGCTCTCGGAAAATTATCGAGAGCATTCGTCTGTTTTCAAGAAGCAGTACCAGTAGGAGAAGAAATATCTGAAGAGCTGTTAAGTAAACTGGTTGGAAAAATGGGCAAGGTTAAAGTTAAGACAAAAGCTGCTTATCAATCAAGACCACCTACAAACGATGTTCAGTTGTTCTTACCACCTAAAAAAGAAACATTGGATGAAGCAATAGAGAAAGAAACAGCCAGTGGTGATGTTCCATCTTTTTTACATGATGACGACTAAAGAATGAAAACAGTACCCATAGATCAGCTTGTCAATCTGTCTGATGATAATTCCAATCCCCTTTCGAGGAGACACTACCTCGGCGCTTCGCAGATTGGCAAGCACTGTTCCAGAGAGTTATTTTTAAATTGGAGATGGTGTTTTCCACCTATCAATAATTCAAGATTAGAAAGAATATTTGAGCTTGGACATATTTTAGAAGAGCAAGTTGCAAAAATATTTAAAGACAAGATTTCTGGTGTTGATTTGATAACCCATGAAAAAGGAAAACAGATCGGCTCTAGTTTTTTCGGTGGTCATCTGCAATATCACATTGATGGATTGTTAAATACAAAAACAAGTAGCGGTTTACATTTGTGGGAGTGTAAAACTGCAAACCAGACAAGATTCAAAAAGCTACTTAGAGAAGGTTATAAAAAATTCTCTCCTGAATATCATAGTCAAATTATGTTTTACTGCGGGGCCTTGAAAGAGCAAACCGAATTAAATATATGTAATGAAATACTGGTCGTTGTATACAATAAGAATACAAGTGAAATCTACTCAGAGAGCATCGAATTTGAGCCTACAATCTATGAAAAACTAAAAGACAAGGCACAATGGCTTTTAAATTTAAAAGAGCCTCCTGTAGGCGCTTATAGGGCTTCTGATTATCAGGTTAAAAACTTTATGACCGAGGAAGAAAGAGGTATTTATACAGGCAAATTCACGCCTGGTAGCGTGAATTGTCGTAATTGTAGATTCTCTAAGCCAGATATTAAAAATACTAGTGATAAGGCCATCTGGGGATGCCTTAAAAAGAAGAAATTATTAAGTATCAAGGATCAACAAAAAGGATGTTTTGAGCATCAGTTTATTCCAGGGTTAGTTCCTGGCAAATTAATTAATGACAGAGATATGGTTTATCAGAAAGGCGATTTAATTTTTACTAATAGCCCTGCTTCAAAAACAGGGAACGATTGTTTTACATCTTCTGAGATCGCTTTCTTATCAAGAAATAATTGGGATATTGATGATACTAGAAATCTAAAAGAATTAAGAACAGATTTAGATGCTGAAATATTGTCAGTTAGAGCTAATGAGTGAGTTTGAAGATAAATTATCTAATATTCAAAATATCATCAATCGTATAGATGGTGAATTAAGATCCATTAGAGGGCAAATTTCATTTATAAAATCAGAAATAAATAGAAATGAATCTATAGGAGTAAAGGAACAGCCTCCTTCTCAAAAGGAGGCAGTTCCATTTGAAATTTATTTAAAAAGACAATGTGAGGAGGATTAATGGAAAATAATGACTGGATGACAACTAAAAAGTTTTATGCACTAAACCCTAATATTCATGCAAGTTTAGAATCTTTAAGAGCAGAAATATCAAGAAGGCATGTTAACGGACTAGAAGATGCAATATTAGAAAAAAGAGTATCAAATGATAAGTCAGTAAGACCTATCATTTTAGTTAGCCCTAGTAGATATTATAAATGGCTAGGAATCGAAGAATCAGCTTAGAGCATTTAAAATTAATTCTTCGCTAGTTTTTACATAAGTCGTAGTTGTTTGTATGCTCTTCCATCCTAAAGCAGCCATTAACTCATAATGTGTTTTACCCTGTTCTGCAAATAATGTAGCCTTTAAATGCCTGAAGCTATGAAAAGTAATATTTTCTTTGTTTTCATCTGGTTTAATACCAGCTACTTTTCTAGCATGATCAAGATATTGAGCGGGATCCCAACTTGCACCACAATGCTTAGGAAATAATTTTTTATCTTTAGGATACTTGTTCATTAAATCTATAACTTCTTGTGATAATTCTTTTGGTAAAAAAGTAACTCTTTTTTCATCATCATTTTTTAATCTTTCCTTATCAACGCCAGATCTACTAAAAGTTATTTTAATGCCTTTTCCCATGCTCAAAGCTTTTCTATGAGATTCAATATTTTCATCTAAAATAGTTATATCGCTTTTTTCTAAAGCATGAAGCTCCCCTTTTCTAGGTCCAAGCTCAATAACTATCCTTAAAAATAATGGAAAATAATCCCAAACAGGATTATCAGGTCTTGCTTCTGCAATTTTTCTGATAGCTGTCAGTATACTTTTAATTTCTTGTTCCGTAGGTAGCCTTTTTCTTTTGAAATTCCATGTTATTTTGCTATCTTGCAGTTTTTTTATTGGATTGTAGCCAATCCACTTTTGTTCTGTAGCTATTTCAAATAAATGATGAAGCCATAATAAATAATGGTGATATGTTTTAGTGTTTTCTATAGGAACAAATCGTTTAGATCTTTTACCCCATCCTTTTGTTTTTCCAAACTCTAGCAAAGTCTCATGTATCAATTTGGATGTTAAATTCTGTATTTTGATACTTTTCCACTTATATTTTGATAAGTTTTTCCAGCAACTAAAATAGTTCTCTATTGTTTCTTGGTTATTTTGGCCTTTCTTTTTAAATTTAATGAGCTTATTTAGTTCATTTGGATTCTTTTTAATCCAGTCTATAGCATCTGCAAAGGTCCTTTTGTTGTCTGGAGCATACTGTTTAGTATTAAAGGAATCCTGTATCTCTTGTCGTTTCGCTTTAGCCTCTCTTAGAGTCTTATGGTAGCTTCTATGATTTAATCCTAAAAGCTTTCTTTTAATAATAAGTTCATAGCGAGTATTGCCATGTTTAGTTACTTTAATAGGTTTATTGTTAAATACGATTGACATAACTTCCCCACGAAATAATGTATGTCATTAGAGATTACCAAAATAAAAGTAAAAGTCAAAAATCTACCCCCGAATCTACCCCCGAACTCCAATTTATAAGCAGTCAAAACTGCTTATAAATGCCTAAAAACATAAGAGATTCAGTTACTTAAGTTGGTAGCGGGGGATGGATTTGAACCATCGACCTTCGGGTTATGAGTTTTCACAAATACGATTATATGAATTACTGGAGTTATAACTATATGATTTGGTGGAGGTATTTATTTACGAGAAATACTAGAATTACAGGAATTGAGGGGAATAATGAAAAATCTACCCCCGAATTTACCCCCGAAATAGACATTTCGGGCTATTAACCCGAAGGTCGTTAAGGGTTATTATACCACTAATTCGCCCAAAGTTCTTCTTATTGATTCGGTACGCCTCTAGGTAAGACTTTATCTATTAGTTCTTCATGGCCTTTCATTTGTTCTTCTAATAAGGCTATCTGCATATTTTGTATACGATCAAGAGGAAGTATCCCACTCGTCTCCCACTCATCAATCCAGGTTTCATTACCCAAAACAGTCACCGAGATATTGGTGATTTCGTTTTCCAGATTATTAATTCGTTCTAAAATACTAAAGTAGCTTGTAGTACCTACTACAGCTACTAGAACAATACCTATTAGATTCTTTAAAGGTATCTGAATCTCACTGGCTTCTGAAATCTTATTTACCATTAAAGTGTTTAGCTATATTTCTTTCTGCTTTTAGCAGCTTTGTTATTCGCTTTTTGGCTTGCTGCTACTCTTTTTCCAGCCTTTGTATATGGGAATTTAATGTTTCCTACTTTTGGCATAATTTCTCTCCTTTATTTGAAAATTTGTCTTAATCTGTAAACTTCTCTTTCTGAGGCTTGTGGACCTAACGCTTTAGCAATAATTCTTGTAACTTCTTTTTCTGTCAGTTGACTAAAGGGGCGTGCTTCCGATTCTGTAAACTGTGTACCCATTAAATTTCTTTTCTTTTGAAATTCCATCATTGCTTTAGTTTTAGCTGTATTTCTTTTTTTGGGCATAATTTCTTTCCTTTATTGGGATAATAATTGTTGTGCTTGATTTAATAGTCGTTCTCTTTCTCTTTCATTTGCAATCTCTTCTTCAATAGAACCAGCTAAACGACTTGCTCTAGCTATTGGAGCGTAATTTCTAGTTATTGGATTCATTAATCTTTGTGTAGTGCCAATAATATTGGATGCTTCACCAACAAATTTAGGTGATGTTGCTGTAAGAAAGGCACTTAATCCTCCTATTTTTTTACCTGCCTCAACACCTTTTTGTAAAATTTCTCCTGCTGACAAACCTATTGCCATAGGTCCTGCAACTCCTGCTAAAGCTGCTGGTGCAATACGAGATAATTGCTGACCAGCCAAAGCAGGTATTAAATCAGGGTTTAGTGTTCTTAACTGATCAAGAGCTACTTCCCTGCCTGGACCTTCTTTTAAAGTGGAGCTTAATTTAGATAATGCTGCTGCTGTAGATTTTCTAGGTCCTAGAGCTAAGTCTTTTTCTAATCCTTTTTGCATCTCAATACCGCGTTGGTAAGCTTGCATAACTTCAGCATATTTTGGATCTAATTCAATAAGTATATCATTAACAGCTTTTCTTGCTGTGGCTACTACCCTTTCTGCACTTTTATCAGGATTTACACCAGTTGGATATTCATTATCAATTCTTTTTTTCATAGCATCTAATCCAGCCATATTATGAGTGCTAGGATCTTTTCTAAATTCTTCGATAATTTTTTCAATAACTTTTAACTTTCTTTGTCCTTGTGCTGTTAATGTTGTAGCTGTTCCGCCTGTGCCTACTGCATTTGCTTTTTCTATGTCTTTAGTAATTTTTGCAATTTCATCAAAATCAACTTTAGCTGTAGATGACAACACTTCAGAAGTTCCACTTTTGTAATAGTCAGTCAAATCTGTAGCAATTTGATCTAATGCGCCTCTAGCTCTAGGTACAATCTCTGCTTCGCTAACATTTCCTCTTAAATTATCTAAAAAAGTTTGTTTTGCAAGCCCGCCCTCTCTTGAGGCTGCTAAAGCAGCTCTTACTGTTTCTGGACTTGTTCCTGAAAGCTTTCCAAAGGCAGCAGGACCAACAGAAGATATAGCTCTTGGAATTGCTGTTGCAGTAGCAGTTACAGGGGTTATTGGATCTAATAACCGACCTGCTGATTGTGCTGCTTGACCTATTTGGCTTGTCGATCCTAAAGCTGCTGATCCTTTTATTCCTAAAAAGCCACCACCTGTTAAGACCGCTGATACATCGGCTAGTACCCCAGCTGGATCATCTTTAAAAGATTGTTTGAAGCTATCCATAGATCCATAGCGATCTGCAAAATATTCTCCTACGGCCTTTGCTACAGCTTCATTTGGCTGTTCTCCAGGAACAGCCAACTGTATTACGCCACTACCTAAATCTAAAAGCGATTTAGCAGTTTCTATTGGATGAGCTATCGGGTAAACAATATCACGACCTAATTGGGCCACGCTACCAGGAATATTTGAAGCTGTTTGCTTCCAATATTCCCTAGATTCTCTGATCCTTTTTTCATCTGCTGTTTCTACAGAATCATTGAACAAATTGTCAAATTCTTCTAATGTTCTTGCCATGCTGTACCTTTAATTGCTAAATTTTTCTAAGTTGTTTTGTATATACTCTGCTATAACATCTTTTTGCCAGTCTGTTGTTTCAGTATTGCCAAATTTTTCTCTCAACTCTTCTTTCGTTAAGTCAATTAATGTGTTGCCGTAATCGTATGCTCTTGCTTTATTCAGTTGATCTCCTGATAAACCTTGATAATCACTATTAATAAAATCACCAATAACTTTGTTATTAAGATCATCAAAAACACTTTCTTTTGTTATTTCTGTACCTTGATAACCTCTTAAAGTTTGATTCTGAGCAAAGTAGTCTAATTTCTGTTGTGAATCTCTTGCATAACCTTTTTGTAAATCAATCGCTCTTTTTAATCTACGAGCATTTACCTTTTCATCTAAAAACGGATTAAATGTAACACTTACATAAGCTTTGCTTTCGCCTTCTGTAAACTGCGCTCCTAAAGTAGCTTTTAAACTTTGATAAACAAAACCTGCTATTCTTTCTTGCATATCTACTGCTGCTGGATTTAATATAGGTAGGAATCCAGTTTGACCTACAATTCCAACATCTATACCTGAAAAATTCATATTATTTTTTTCTGCATTTTCTAGCTCATCTACAGCATTAGTTAATAAACTTAGATTAGACATATTTAACAACAAATCCTGCTGCATTTGTTGTGCGCCAGCGCCAAAGGTTGTATCTATTTTTTCTTGCCCTGGTGTAAGAGGACCAACGCCACGGGTTAATCCTTGTGCACCTTCTGTTTTTGATTTTGCTATATCATATGCAACTTGTGGACTTAAATTTTCAAGTGCTAAAAATCTTTCTCTTTCTTCTTCGCTATCTAGCTCACTAAGAAACTTCCAATTCTTTATAGTTGCTGTGTCTCCAGATCCTCCAAAAAGTAATGATCCATACAGATCCTTAAGTTCGCCTTCTGGCATATCTTTCCATTTTTCAAACATTGCATTTTGAGTACCCAAATTCTCTTGTGGTGCACCAGTAAGCTTAGTAGTTACATATTGTTGTTGCATTTCTGGTGATAAAGCATTAAAAATAATTTGTTGATCAGGTGTTAATTCTTGAGCAATGAAAGCATCAATATTTTGTCGTTGTTGCTCTCTTTGTTGTTGCCCTCTAGTAGGCAGAACACCTGTAATTCTTCCAAGATTACCTAAAACCCCTCCTGCTCCTCCTGCTAATGCTTCTAAACCTTGCATCAAAATATTTTGATTTTGATTAACAGGTGCAGCTTCTACAGGGGGTTGTATAAAATCAACTTCTGGTATTGGAGCACCAAAAGTTCTTTGTAGATCATCTAAGGATCTTAACAAATCTTGGTTATTATTTAATCCATTTGCCATTATAACTGCTCCTCAATGCTCATTATTTTTTCTTCCACTAGGGTATAAACCACGGATCATCGGAACCTCCGATGTTAAAATCAAATCTCTTACTTGTTTGTTGTCTTGGATCAGGTAATAATCCAGCAGCACTGCCAAGCACTTGTAACATACGAATTGGATAGTCTCTTCTTTCAGCAAATCGTCCATAAACATCGTCTAACAATGATTGTCCAAAGCCTCTTTGTTCTCTTCCAACGCCTGATAACATTCGAGCATCATCATAAGTCATTCCTCTTTGTTGTTCCCCAAGCCCAGCTAATAAATTTGCAGCTCTTCCTCGAACACCAGCAGAAGATAATGAAGCATCCTGTGCATCACGAAATCCTTGTTGTCTTAATCTACCTGAAATATCACCAGCCTGTTGCATTGCTAACCTATTGGTTTCAGCATCGACTAAACCCTGTCGATCACCTCCAAAAGCTCCAGCAGCCAATGCTCTTGAAGCATTGGCTTGCTGTTGCATTGCTCTTGATTGTTCAATATCCCTTAAAACAGGATCGATAACTTGTTGAGTATATGGGTTCATAAAGCTATCTACATCAGACATATTGTATCCAGAAAGACCTCTAGCTGTAGAGGTAGCATCGGCTACTTGTCTTTGTCCAAGACCAGCTCTAGCTGCATCAACAACACGACCTTGGCCTTCCAATTCAAATGGACTTAAAGGAGCTACCCTTGCATAAGGATATGGTTGATAAGGTTGATCGTATAGTTTTTTACCTTCTTGAAAAACTGATCTAAGATCTGCTGTTAAACCAGGATCATAATCTGTTCTACTACTGCTAGTTCCAAAACTCATAATAATACCTCTTAATTAAAATTCTCTTTCTCTTCTTCTAAAGTCGTCTATCTCTTGCTGTTGTTGAGCTAATGGAGGAACGACTGGTGCTGGTTGATTAAATATAGGATCAAGTAAAGTATCTCTAAAAGCTCCACCTCCTAGTGAATCTGGTCCTTGATTGTACATAGTAGGTGTATAAACCTGATTACCAGAAGCATCAACACTGTATTGACCATAGCCTGGATCTGAAGGCATGACTGCTGATCCTGTGTTTGGATCAATATAAATATTTTGCCCATCAGCCGTTCTACCAAATGTAACCTTTCCAGTTTGAACATCCCTTGAAGGACCATAATCCCCTTGAGGATTAACTTGATTTTGAGCTACATCCGAATATGGATTAACTTCTGTTGGTGTCGTCATTTGTGCACCACCTTTACCTCCTCCTGAACCTGCTCCGTATGTTGGACCAGGCAATCTATAATTTTCATAATAACCAGCATAAGGTTGTTGAGGTGTCATTGGCGATCCGTACATCTGCTCTTGAGGACTGCCATAATAACTACTTTGAAAAGGAGCATAGATTTCTGGTTCAACTGCTGGGTTAAGATCAGTTACAGTAGGCATATAAGGAGCATAGCTTCCTGGTGGGGCAACTCGATTAGTTGTCATTAAATTTGGTGTTTGTGCTTGTCCTGCTCCTACACTCATTTTTCTAACTCCTTATACAAATAACTCCATTCTTCTTTATAGCCATAATCTTTGCCTATTTTTTTCCATCCATGACGACCACAAATAGTTATGTGATCGCATTTTAATTCTTTAGCAAATAATTCAACTGAACCTATCATTTTTTTAAGTGTTGGTAATTCACCAGCACTTAAAAAAATATGTAAACTCTTTTTTTGTGGATATTGGATCAACTCAGTTATTAAAAAACTTGAGTTCTCTCCAGGCCAGAATTGTAGACTTTGATTTTCTACTGCTGAAACTACATCGCTATATGTGTGTGTTTCTCTACCATATTTTATCGCCTTTTCGATATTTTTTCGATAAGGACCCATAATAGAAGCTGCTGTATTTATCGCTATAACATTTTCCATCAGACGCTACTCGCAGATAAATTACCTGAATTATCAACAACTATTTTGTAACGAGTACCATTAGGTGATTCAATAATTAATCTTGCTGAACCAATCTCTACATCTGATAATCGTTTAAAATTTTGTTGATCACTTTTTTCCAGTATATTATTTTTTTCTGATTCATATACAGGATCATAATTACTTGGAGCATTAGGTAATCTCATCGTTTACTACCTGCTTTAGCATTAAAACGCATCACACCTACTCTCCAATCAGTATCCTTACTTTGATCTATCCTTACTTCTACTTGCCTACCTTGTAATCTAACTGAAGTAGGATTGGCTAACGAATATGGTCCATGACTGGTTTCATCTCCATTAGGGTATAATTTTGTTTTAAAGGTTGCTGTCACATCACCTTGTGTTTTCTCATCGGGGATTAATTCATCAACCGACATTAATCTGTCACCATTTCCGATCTGTAGCGGTCCTGATTCAGCAAAAACAGGGTAACTATCATTTTCAATAATACCAACTTCATGTTCATAAACTTTAGAATCAGTACCGACCATGTTTGGATAAATGAAAGCACCAATGCCATGTGCCGCTGTTCTTCCCAATTCACCAATAGACCAATGCCCTTCTTTAATATTAAGACTGACATACCTGTCATTTTCAGTTGAGTTTGCAGACGGATAAAACCACCAAACCTCATCAAAGTGTTGGTTGTAAAAAGCATAGGTTTTTGATCTTTGACCTTGATTCATATCATTAAAGACATAATCAGAAACTTCACAAGCAATATCTTGTACTCGACCATTATAAAAATAGAAACCTTTTAAGCCCATCCAATAGGCGCTTCCATTTGCAACTGCACAACTGTTAGCACTAATTGCACCGCAACCAGTTCCTACTTGTTGAAATCCATAAACCAAAGGAGGTCCAATATATCTACCAACATGAGCATCAACATCAGTTAAAAATAATGACTCACCTCTTAAACGATGTCCTGATAGTAAACTGCCTGGTGTTGATAAAATAAAACTTCCAGCTTGATTACTTGATGCAGGTGTCCATGTGGTTTCTGCTTCTTGATCGGACCATTGTAATTTGTTTTTTATTCCAGCTGGGCTAAGGGCAAAAACAAATCTTTCTTCTGAAATAAAAACTGCCTGACAAGAAGTCGGAGCATTGGTAACGACTGCTGCTACTGTTGGAGTGCTGCTGTCTAATTGCCACTGATAAATTTTACCATCAGCAGTTGAACAGCCCATTAGGTATTGGCCCCAGGTGTCTAAAGACCAAGTTGTAACTGGAGTATAAGTTCCCTGATCAGGTCTTTCGGTTCCCCAAGTAGATAAACCATAAGTAAGACCACCAAAGCCTAAATTTGTAACACTATCTGCTGCACCAGAAGTAAAAGATCCTGGCGTAATATCAGCAAGCGTATTAGCTTGAGTGACAGCATATAACTTACTTTGTGTTCCTGCTGCTGTTTGTCTAACACCACTGTTATCAATCCAAGTTAAAATTTTTCTACAAATACCAGTCATTGCCGATGTTCTTTCTCTCCATCCGCCGACTGGCCTCATAGTATTCTCTGCCCACCTAACTAAACTAGATGAGTTCCAACGATTGGCATTTTGATAATCGGTTCCTTGTTTAGAAACTCCAGGTGGAATTTTTAATGGTACTAATGGCATGATATATACTCTCCAGTGTGAATCATCTCAGCTAATTCCTCTGCTCGATGCCCAACTTGTGTAGCCCATCGTGAATCTAAAAATTCTTCGGAAGCATTGAAATAATCTTCTTCTGCCATAAAAGCTAAAGCTTTTTTAAATTTCAATAAACGAGTTATGCCTAAATTAAAAACAATATCTATCATTGCATGTTGTCTCGCTGTATTTAGATCTTCAAACCAATCAAAATTATTTTTCAATTCTTCCTTACATCTACTGATGTCATTGACTAATAAAAAAACAATCTCATCTTCAGATAAACCAATACCTCCATTAGAGCTAATATTTCTACCAACACCTATTGTTTCTTTTCCTGCTGAACATTGATAAACATGAGATTCAACACCTTCATGTCTCATTAACATTTTTGTTAAATCTTCAAAATCTTTTAGGTTACTCATTTATTTTTTCCAAATGATGTTACTGCCCATCTAATGCCCATTGAAGCACCAATAGCTCCTAAGAAAGCATAGGTGTACCAATCAGGAGCGTGTTGCTGAAGATGTTGCCATCCAATGGCAACATATTCTTGTGTTTGAGGTAAAAAAGAACCAATGAAAGGTAATAAAATAACAATTAAAGCAACTTCATCTTTCCACGAATATTGAGTTTGTCTTAAAGCTTCTAAGTCGTAATCTGCTTCTATGTTTTGTTCATTTTCTAAACGCCTTATTTGAGCATCTACTTTAGCTTTTTGTAAATCTGCTGTAAGTTTATTTTTTTGTGCTTTATTTTCTAAATATTGTTTACCAACACTTGAAACCGCATTGACAACACTTCCAAATATGTTCATCTACCAGTTATTCCCTTAATTGTTTCTGTCTCCCAAATTCTTATACCTGTCCAAAGAATTGTAAATAAAGCAGCTAGAGGTGGGAGGATTCCCAATAGCGCACCAAATGCTGTTGAGACACTAATAATGTCTAAAGCAATTTCTGTTTCATGTTCCATTTTTATTTGACTACCTCTATTTTAGATTTTGCATCAGTATTGACTGATGCAATAAGTTGATCGGTAAATAAGTTATATGCAGCCTGTCTTTGATCTGATTGCATTTTTAATGTATTAAGCTGTACTTCTAAATCTCTTACTTGAGCGAGTAAATATTTTTGCTCATCGTTAAACTCAGATTCTTTATACTCAGTTCCGTTAATATTAACTATGCTTTCTTTGTTAGCCATTATTATTCTCCTATTGTTTTAGTTTCTGAAGTTGGATTTACCTTTTCTGATATTTCATTATCTATTGTCTGCTTTAACTCATTAACTGTAGACTCTCCTAAAGCATCCTCTACCCATCCCTGAACGATTGTAGAATTAAGATCTGCAAAAGCTGTAAAATTTGATAAGTCTGAAGTATCTATTACTTGAGTTCCATAAACTGAAGATCTTTGTGCATTGCCATCAGAATCATTATTCGAATCGTCTGCTCCTATTATTCTCCAATGTATGTTATGCACTACATCATCTTTTCCTTCCTTAGTAGGGTAAACATCAACTCTTGAAACATCCCATGTATAATTTATAGCCACTATCTACTCCTCACATTTACATTTATTATTTTTTAAACTTTCTACTTCTTCAGCTAACTCTTGAACAGCCTTAGTTAAAACAGCAACTATTGCAGAAGTCTTAATTGATTTTGATCCTTCTTCACCACCTGCCAAAGTTGAATCAACTGCTTCTACCTCTTGTGCAATAAAACCTTTTGATGGCCTTTGATCTTCTTTCCAATCAAAAGAAACTGGATTTAATTTATTAACGACATCTAAACTAGAAGGTAGCTCTTTTATATTTTCTTTAAGAGCTATATCAGAAGTATCATTAAAATCACCATCAATTACTCCATTAGTGTTAATAAGCATCCTAGTAGCAGCAGCATCACAATCATAAAAATAAATTGCTCCTCCACTACTAGCAAATTGAAATTCTTTATCTGTAACATCAGTTTCCTTTAAAGAAAATAAAGGTTGAGTTCCAGCAATTTGTAAAACTCTAGCGGCACTGCCCCATCCCGTAGCAGAGGGAGTGCATCCTATTCCAACATCTCCAGCAGAAGTGACACGCATCCTTTCTGCTGCATTAACATTAAACATAAGTGCATCTGTATTATGATCGTAGTTGATAAAACCTATATCTGCATCGCCCGAATCTCCAAATGCAATCATTGAGTTGGCATTAGTAGCAGAAGCTATAGTTAGCCCTGCATGAGTGCTACCTTCTAAACATAAAGTATTTGCTGAAGCATTTAGAGTACCGATTGAGCTCTCACCAGTTTTAACATGGAGTTTAGCCAATGGTGTATCTTCACCTATACCAACATCATCAGTACCACCATTAACAAAGAAACAATTAGCATCACCATTACTTTCAATTCTAAAATCTACATCGGCTGATGCTTCATTAAAAACTGCTCCTGCATTAACAGTTAAAGTATCGCCTAGTGTTGTCGTTCCAGAAACATCTAGTGTTCCATTAAGATCAACTGCTGTTGCAGTTAAATCTATTTCGTCAGTTGCTCCTAATGATAAAACTGTTGCAGAAGATCCTTGTATAAATTGACTAGCATCATTAAAACAAATTTTATTAGTAGAGTTTAAAGTTAGACCAGTTCCATCTGTATGAGTTAATGTGGTATCGCCATCAGCACCAAATGATAATACTGCTGAATCTGATTGTAGTTTTAAATCATCGTCTACAAATAAATCTGGAACAGCTAAATCTTGAAGTGCATCATAAACAACCGCTCCAGAGCCACCTCCATCCGTTGCTATTACTTTTACTTGACCTGCCAAAACAGCGACATTAGCTCCTGATCCTTGAGAAAAAGTAAGCGTGTAACTTGTTGCATTTTCAATAACCCAAACTTTACTAACAGTATTTGGAGCTAGAGTAACAGTACAAGCTTGACCTCCTCCTGTGCATTTTAAATACAGACTTCTGGCTTCATCGGCAGTTCCATCAGCCATTGTGATAGTATGTGTTGAAGCATCTGCTATGGCTTCTGAGCCATAGCTAAGAGCGCTCGAAATTTGATTTATGCTGGCTGAGAGTTTAGTTCCCCAGTCACCACTATTCTCACCAGTAGCTTGTTCTTCAATTCTAAGATCATTGTTATAACTTGATGGCATATTCTATTCCTCTATTAAGCTGCTTCTTTCCATGTTGTCGATGCAGCAGATTGTTCTGTCCATGTAGTATCAGCCTCTCCTTGTTCGCTATAAGTTGTTGATACGCTATCTTGTTTGGTCCAGGTTGTTGACGCTTCAGAAGATTCACTCCAAGAAGTTGAAGCATCTGATTCTTTACCCCATATAAGAGGTTTACCAATGGAGCCTGTCATTGCTAAACCTTCTAATGTAATTGATGAGTTTCCAGTTGTTGTAACACTACCAAGCGAGCCAGTAGATGAAACACCTGTTACTGAAATGGTACTTGCAGTTGATATTACAACTGATCCTAATGAACCAGTAATGCTGATTCCAGTAGGAGAAATAATGGCTCCTCCTATTGCTGTTACAGATCCAATACTTCCAGTTGATGCATTACCAGTTACACTGGTATTTGCATCAGCAGAAATAGTTACGCTACCTAAAGCACTTGTACCAACATTACCAGTAGGAGATACAAGAGCTGTACCTGTAGCTGTAATACTTCCTAATCCGCCTGTGCCAACATTACCTGTTGCAGATACATCGGCATTTGCTGAAACGCTAACACTACCTAATGAAGTTGTGCCAGCTAATCCCGTTACAGAAACACTTGCTCCTGCACTGATTGTTACTGATCCTAAAGCTGAAGTAAGGCCAGTGATTGCTTGTTCAGCATCACCATAAGTTAGCTCTCCAAAATATATATTAGATGAGTTCCAGCCTTGATATGCAACTTTGGTATCAGCCATTTTGTTAAGCTATCCTGATAATTGCATTTGAAGCATCTGCTGTTGGAAAAGCTATTGAAAATGTACCAGCTGTCGAAGTCTTATCTCCACCAAAATCTAAAATAGCTACTGCTGGATCACCAGAAGCACTATCATTAAAAATCATAGCTCCTCGTGCGGTTATTGTCGCTGTTGACCAAGAAGTATCTGAAAAATCTGTCAAAGCGGTAGTTGAACTTGTTGTTGGATCAACTCTAGTGAGTGTGTTTCCTTTTGCTGTATATCCAGTTCCAGAAACTTCATTGCTTGTAGTATATGCTGTAGTAGCAGCTCCAAGACTTGCACTAGATGTATACAAAGCAATTTGAAAGGTGCTGCCACCTGAGTTTTTAAAATTGTGTACGCCTTCTAACAGTTCTTTTTTAAAGCTGGTACACATTGCTTGTGATATTGCCATTTATAATCTCTCCAAAATTAAAGCCATATCTTTATGACCTTGTTCTCTTAATTTATTAGCTAAAGTTGTTTTGTCATTTACAATCGCTTCTTTCATTGAATGAACAATAATATGAAAGATGCGTGTCTTAAATGCTCTAGCTTGTTCTTTTATTTTTGGATCGGCAGTGTCAGCTATGTTTAAAATCTGGTGTACTGTTCTTTCCGCTATTTCTTCTGGTGTAAAACCACGATGGTCTGTGGTACTTACTTTTACTGTTCCAGGCTGTATAAAGGACAGCATTATTGCAAAGGCTTAAAAGCCATTCGCATTGATACTTGTCCTTGTGATCTTTCATTGCTGATGTTCATATCAGCAATGGCTTTTTCGTAAAGACCAAAAAATGTTCCTAGTCTTTCATCATTCTGTAAATATGGTGCGCTTTGAATAAGCGCTCCATATAAATAAATATCTGGTGATAAAGATAAAAGCCAATTACTTGTATTGCTATCTGATAAAGCTTCTACTTTTCCGTAATAAACAACTTCTGCTGTATAGCTCGCATCTGGAGATGGATATACTTCAAACTCAGTTCCTACCATCGTAAAATATTTTGGTCTACCTGATGCACTAGAAGCATGTCTTTTTTCATTAATTTGTTCTTGTGTAATATATTCAAGTGGCTCTATTGGATCAGTCTGTAGATTTAAAGCTACTGTCTGCATCCAGTCAGTAGGTGTAGCACTATATCTTTCAGATATAGTTGCTGTTGATCTGGTTACCATTTTTCTATGTCTAATAGAACGATTAAACTGAGCTTCAGCTAAAGTAATAAAATCTGGTATCACTGAAGATAAATCTGAACGATTTAACCAATCTCCAACGCTACTTTGTAATTCACTATAAGTAGTAATTGCCATTAAATCCTACCGCCTCTTGTTTTAAAATATTTATTGTCTGGATCATTAAGCCACTTTTTCATTGCAGCTTGATCGTTAGTAATTCCTTTTTTCTTTAGTTCGTAATAAATACTCATAGGAATAGAAGCTACTTTGCTCCATTCCCCATATTTTTGATGCTTGTCTATTTCATTTGCTTGTATCTTGTTATGTTTAATTATTGACGAAACATCTTGTACTGTTTGTATGACGATTGAATCATCACTTTCTCTACCGCTACTTGATTCTTCATATTGAAAATTAGTTGTTGTACTTGTAGCTAAATCTTTATCAATTATTCTTTTCATAACCATATATATGTTTTTCTATACATTATTTTATCATTTTCTAAAGATCAGGAGAGGGTTGCCCCTCTCCTTCACTTTACTTTTTACTCGATTAAGAAGTGCTTAAATCGTAAGCAGCTCCTAAACCTTTTTCGTTTCTAACTTCTAATCCACCTTCAAAGAGCAGCATGCTTTTCTCAGCATCGCCAGTCTTAGCCAGTTTTACTTCCTGAATAGGTCGCAGTGTTGCTACAGCTGCTAACTCAGGATCAAGAACATAAGCATCTCTTGATCTTGAGAATCTATTAGGTACGATTGAAACAGAACCGAAGTCACTCACATAAACATCAGCAGCCCCTACGATCACTGTTGGACCTTCGCTCGGAGCAAGATACCTGTTCGCAGCTATACCTGAGAAACCTGATATAACTGTCTTTACATGTGCCCCGACCATCACCATTTGCGGATCACCACCACTATTCCAAGTGCTTTGTA